ACAAGTAATAACATATGGCTAGATTATAACCCTACAAGCTCATTCTGGGTCGATAGAGAGGTTTTAAATGGAGAAGATGTAGATTTTATAACATTAACATATAAAGACAATGAGGCGTTGCCAGAAACAATAGTTAAAGAGATAGAGTCAGCAAGAGTAAAAGCAAAGAAAAGTACTTATTGGAAAAACTGGTGGAAAGTATATGGATTAGGTCAATTAGGTAGTTTAGAAGGAGTATGTATACCAGATTGGAAAGAAACACAATTACCTACAGAAGCTAGAATACTTTGTTATGGTATGGACTTTGGTTATAGTAATGACCCAACATCTGTTGTAGCCATGTATAAATATAATGATAGTTACATATTTGATGAGATTATTTATAAAAAAGGTTTATTAAATAGAGATATAAGTAACTTACTTAAAACTTATGATGTTGATAATATTATTTATGCAGATAGTGCAGAGCCAAAATCAATAGCAGAATTAAATCACTACGGACATATAGTATATCCTGTTAAAAAAGGTAGAGATAGTATTAATTATGGTTTAAACCTTATAAATCAAAATAAGATCTTTATAACATCTAGAAGCAAGAACTTAATAAATGAATTAAGAAACTACGTATGGATGAGTGACAAACAAGGTAATGTATTAAATAAACCTATAGATGCATATAACCATGCTATTGATGCTTTACGTTATGCTATAACTTCTCAACTAGAAGATCCAAACAAAGGAGAATACCATATTTGGTAAATGTTAAAGTTTTGTTAAAAATATTTTTTTGTTAATAAAATGTTTATTATATTAGCAATAACAAAAACATTTATATGAAACAATTTTTAGAAGCATTTACTTGGGGATTGTTAATTTGGACAATCTTCTTAATAGGAACTTATTTACAATTAATTTATTTATATTAACACTATGAAGGTAACAAAAGTCACTAAGGTTTATAGACCAATGAGAAAGTTTGGTAATTTAATAAAAGATTTATTTATGCCAAAAAAATCTAATCATTTTTGGATTAGAGTAAAAGAAATTGCAGGAACTAAAGAAGAAAAAGAAGATCAGATATTTGCAATAATAGAGCTATTAAACAATAGAATAGATATTGATGAGATTCAGGAATAATGATGAGTTTGTAAATGATAGTTCTTCTAAAGAAATGAGATGGTGTTTTAAAAATAATATAACAGCTTATCCTATGCCTCAACAAGAAACTTATAGAGCTTCCTCTGGTAGAAGAAAACATTACGTTAAGATAGAAATTAACTGTGACGGTAAACTATTAGTAGGTAAACAAGAGTACAAACAAGAACAAGAATTGACTAAAGCTTTACAAAAAGTATATTCACATTATTATGCTAGAAGATTTGGAAACAAATTAATGTAGTTTCTTTTATACAAAAGGTCTAATTTTTTATTGTATTAATATGAAGTTAGATATATACGCACCAAGCTCTTTAGATGATATAACTTTAGAGCAATACCAAAAATTCCACAAAATATCTGATGGTAAAGAAAGTAGTAACTTTATAAACCAAAAGATGGTAGAAATATTTTGCAATATAGACTTAAAAGAAATTGTAAAAATAAAGTATACTAGTCTTGATAAAGTACTACAACACATAGATAATTTATTTAAAAAAAAATCAAAATTTAAAAATTCTTTTGTTTTAGATGGCATCCATTATGGTTTTATACCTAAACTAGATGAGATGACATTCGGAGAGTATATAGATCTTGATAATTATTTTAGTGATTGGAAGACTATGGATAAAGCTATGTCTGTTTTATTTAGACCAATTACATATAAAGATAAAGACAAGTATATAATAAAAGAATATAAAGGCATAAATAATAATATGAAAAAAATGCCATTATCTATTGTTATGTCAACCATTATTTTTTTTTACAGTTTAAGCAAGGACTTATCGATAAATATCCTGAAATCTTTACAGAGTCAGAAGGACAATATTCAATCGAATCAAACTTTGCTAGGAAATGGGGCTGGTATCAATCTGTATATGGAATTAGTAGAGGAGACATTACAAGATTTAACAAAGTCACCAATAGAAACCTACATGAATGTTTAATGTATTTAGCATTTGAAAAAGATAAATTAGAATTAGAATCAAAAAGAATAAAATCAAAATTTAAAAAATGACAGGATTTTATAATATAACAACAAAAATAAAAGAAACATTAGAACAAGAACCTTTTGTAAATACAATTACATACGGTAATATAGACGATGTTGACTTAAACAAACAAAACATTTTTCCATTATCACATATAATAATAAACAATAGTACTATAAACGATAAAACAATTACTTTTAGTATGAGTATATTATTTATGGACATTGTAGATGAGAGTAAAAAAGAAGAAACTACAAAGTTTATGGGTAATGATAATGAGCAAGATGTATTAAATACACAACTAGGAGTTGCCACTAGGTTGACTAGTCTACTTAAAAGAGGTGATTTATATAGTGAATTATATCAATTACAAGGAGATGTTTCTTGTGAACCTTTTGTAGATAGATTTGAGAACAAATTAGCTGGTTGGACTGCTACATTCGATATAATAATACAAAATGATATGACTATTTGCTAATGGATTTTAAACAAACAAAAGAGGAACTAAATAAATTTGCTAAGTATGTAATACAACAAGCACGTACTAACTTAACTAAGCAAAAGAAAAATAATACAAATAATTTATATGAATCATTAAAATATAAAGTAGATCAAAAACAAGACGGCTTATATTTAGATATATTTATGGATCAGTATGGAGATTTTGTAGATCAAGGTGTAAAAGGTGCAAACCCTAGTTTGGTTAAGAATGGAAAACAAAAAGCACCTAATAGTCCTTTTAAGTATACTAATAAAAAACCACCGCAAAAGTTTATAGAACAGTGGGCTAAAGCTAGAAACTTTAGACTAAGAGATAAAAAAGGAAGATTTGCAAAAGGTAATTATAGGTCTATTGGATTTGTATTACAGAAATTTATATTTGCACAAGGCATAAAACCGAGTTTTTTCTTTACTAAACCATTTAAAAAAGCTTTCACTAGATTACCAAGCGAATTAGGTGAAGCATTTGCAAAAGACCTTATTAATATAACAATTGATACAAGACAATGAGTACAATAATAAACGCAAGAAGTCCTTATTATATAAAAGTAGAACCAGCATCAGGTACGCTTAGTTCAGCTTCAATGAGCTTATATATATATTCAGGAACTTTTACAACAGACAAACCTGCATCTGCACAATACACTATAAGCAAAGATATTATAGGTACTAATAACTATGTGATATATGAAATTACAGAACTTATTAGAGATTATCTAATTACAGAATATGGTTCGTATTCAATAGATGGTGTATGGGTAGAAGCAGATATTACATTAACTAAAACATCAGGTAGTGAAACACAGAATTTAGATTACTTAGCTTTTGATGGTTATGGATATTTCGAAGAAGGAGTAAATCCTAGAACTTCTACAAATCCTGAAGTAACAAAAGTAAGCTCTACAACAACTGGTTATGCTATTTATAAACTTATAGATTCTGGACAAACATTTACTAAGACAGTTAGTGTAGGAGACTCTGTAACAAATACAACAGACTCTACAAGCACAACTATTTCAGCAATAGATAGTGATACACAACTAACAGTTAAAAATGATATATTTACAAGTGGAGAAACTTATACAATAGCAGACACAGGAAACTATACTCCACAATATTTACAATCAAACACTAAGATATATTTCAAAAAAGGTAGAGACATAGTATTTCCAATATTTGCAGAAGCTGAAGGTACTATAGAATTTACAACAGGAGGAGATGCAGATGTATTTTGGAATTTAGTTGATGAGTTTTGGAATGAATATGATGTAAACTGGTCTGATACTTTAGGAACAATAACAGTTAGCGACACTAACATATCAGAAGATAAAATTGTTTACATAAGAGTTAGTCCTACAAACGATTTAAACACAGGAGACCAAATAACAATCTCTACAAGTAAATCAGGATATACACAAAGCGTAGTTGTAACATTAGAAGAAGTATGCGAACCTAAATACGATTTTTTAGATGTTATATTCTACAATAAATATGGAGCATTACAAATTATGCCATTTCATAAAAAATCAATTAAGAGTTTAAATGCAAATTCAGATAGTTACAAACGTAACTTAATGGACTTTGTAGCAGACCCTACTTACAATAAAGAAAAACATCAAATAAGACAATTTCACGTCACAGGTAAAGAGTCTATAACAATGAATACAGGATATATAGATGAATCATTTAATGATGTAATGAAACAACTAATGCTAAGTGAACAAGTGTTTGTATATGATGGCAATGAAGTTTTACCAATCACATTAGATACGTCTAGCTTACAATTTAAGACATCTGTAAATGACAAACTAATAAACTACACTATAGACTTTAGTTATGCGTTTAATAAAATAAATGACATTAGATAATGCAGAATATTCAATTATATATTGAGGGAAATAAGATC